CGGCAGTGTTCAGCATGGAGGCAGGCTATGAAGATATTTATAGGGCCAACAGGCAGAGGGCTTGACCTATCTGGGTTGACCGTGCTTCCGCCAGCACAGCAGGGCGACATTGCAACCGAAGTTCTTAAAGGCCCAGATACCTTGATTTTGATTGATGGTTACTTTACTCAGCACCTTGCCCCTTGGCACAAAGAGATCCTCTTTGCTATCGAAAAGGGATGTCGAGTCATTGGGGCTGGTTCGCTTGGGGCGCTGCGGGCTGTGGAGTGCAAGCGATACGGAATGGAAGCTGTTGGTGTAATTGCAAAATGGTATGAAAACTACACTTGTTTGGATGATTCAGAAGTTGCCTTGGCTCATTCTTGTGCCGAAGATGGATATGTTCCGTTGTCTGTTCCTTTGGTAAACATCCGGGCTACTGTTCAAGCTTTAAACGAAGATCCGGGTATAATCAAAACGTGCAGCGACATCTTCTACATGGAGAGAAGCTGGCCAAAGATTAAGTCAGTCATCGGCGTAAAAGCCGACCTTCTTAAGGAGCATTATGTTGACCAAAAGGCTATCGACGCAAAGGCGGCTATCGAGGTGGCAAAAACACTTAAGGCATCTAGGCTTTGCGATAGATCAAACCACAGCGGATGCTTGGACGCCATGTTGGCTGTTGATGTTACAAACAAAGACGGCAAACGACTTTGGGAAACTGCACAACTTAGAGAGGAAGCAACAGATTTTTGGCTTTTGACTGAGTTTGCCAGCCTGCTTGGAATAGCTGCGTCCCAAGAACAAGTGGACTTTTATTCAAGTCAGGCGTGGGCTAATCTAGGGATTAATTCCCCAGAAGAAGCGCAGGCATGGCAGCTACAGAACGGCATCACAGATCAAACGTGGAATTTGTTTGCATTTAAAGAGGCAGTCAAGCAAAATGCAAGAAATTGGTTCAACGCAATAACTTCAGGAGTTGAGTGCATTCAAGTCACCAATCAATACCAACTTTTAAAGAATAAGCCCTATGGCAAAACCTCGTGAAATATACAACACGCCCGCCCCGCAGGCTATGGGCCAAATGGGCGCTGGAATTGCTGAGTCTTATGGCCGCGCAGGCGAAATGATGATGCGCGGATATGCTTCTGCTGGAGAGAGCATTGGCAAGGGCATTGCAAGTATAGGACAAGCAGTGGGCCAGGCATACGGCGACTACAAGAAGATGTCGTCGCAGGTGAAGTCATCCGAGAACTTCTACAACACAATGAAGGAAGGTGGCTATCTTCCTCCAGAAATGACGGCTGGCATCGACAATACAGTCAATAGTGACGTGTACAAAAACATGGGCACTGCCGAGAAGGCTCAGTTTTGGGGTGACGTGAAAGGCTATACCGGCAGTGCTCTTGGACAGTACTACAAGATGCAGCAGATTGAGGCGGAGCAAAAAGGGCTGTTTAACCGGGCCATGGCTGCAAAAGAGCCAACGCTAGATCTTGCTGGACTTGGCCAAGGTCTTAAACAAGTGACTGGAGCTGCAACTCCGACTTCATCGCAGCCAATTGCACCCGAAATGCAGTTTGACGTGACCGAGCCAGCGCAAAAATTGCAAAACTTTATGTCTAGCAAATATGGGCCTGACTATAAATCAAAAGGCATCCGAGCATCTGCTCAAGATGTAATCGATGCAGGACTGTAATATTTATGCCGTATACTCCAGAGCAAATTGATCAAATATTAAATGCCGTAAATGCTAGCGGCGCGACACAACCTGCACCTCGCGGTAGCGTCACTGTTCTCGGCATGGAGCCAACGCCTGAAGTGTATCCGTACGATGCCTATCAACAACAGCGCAATGAAAATCAAAAACGCAGATCTGCTGGAATGCAATATATTTCACAGCAAATGCTGTCTAATTTAAAATCTTCAGATGCAATTAATAAGGCGTTGATGGGTATACTTAATACAGACGTTCCTGAAATTCCAGAGTTTGAAAAAACAGAAGTAGCAAAAAACATTATTTCCGAAATTAGCCCTCTTATGAAAACAAGAGACATGGCTAAGATTGTTTATAAAGAAGTTAATGCTGCTGAAAAAGAGACAGACCCAAACAAAAAAAGGGAACGTCTTCAGTCAATGATTCCAAAATTGGTGCAGTCTTCAGGAACTGGCGGCACTGATGCAATGCAGATTGGCGAGTTCTTTCTCAATGCTCCAGAGCTTGCAGATTATCAACTGTGGGCGCAATCATTGCCCGGCGGTCCATCAAGCATTAACAATATGATGGTGTATATTGCAGATCCAAAGAAAACTGGATTTATTGCGCGTCCCGACGATTACATTCAAAAAATTAAAGGAAACTACAATAGCATTGCCGAGACTAGAAATGAAAGAATTTCTGAACTAGAAGCTGCGTCATCTCCAGAATGGTTTAAGCGAACATCTGGCTTAAAGCGATTGGATTTGTTTAAGTCTGACATTGATGCGGAGCTTGGACAGCAGGCTCAACAACAAGCTGCAACTCCAGCAAAGCCAGGGGTAAGGCGTATTCGATTTGAGATGGACAAGTCAGGCAAACTGATGCCGATACAAGACTAATTATGCCACAAGAAGCTGTACTGCCTGACGGCACAATACTGGAGTTTCCAGACCAAGCAACTGCCGAGCAAATCACTCAGGCTGTAAATCAGCATGTCCAATCTCAAGCGCAGCCAACTCAAGCGCAGCCAACTCAAGAGCCTGCCAGCACGACCGGCGACGTTGCCCGTGGACTTGCTCGCGGGATGGGGCCGGTTGCTATGGGCGCCGCCGCTGGGTTGGTTAGCCCTATTCCCGGCGGAGCTGCGATGGGCGCTACAGCGGTCGCAGCAGGACAGCTTATTGGAGATCCGCTAGTGCTTGGCCTAAACCACTTCATGGGCACTAATCTCAAGACGCCCACGGAACTCTTTGGCGAACTGTTCACTCAGCTTGGCATTGATCCAACTAGCACCGAGGCTGGTCGAGTTGCGGAATCCGTCGGCAGTTCGGTTGCGTCTACTGCGGCTGGGATCGGACTAGGCAACGTGCTTAAGGGTGCTGCATCTGCAACCGCAAAGAAGATTGGCGCTGTACTTGCAGATAAGCCGCTGCAACAGCTTGCATCTGCTACGGCTGGCGGAGCCACGGCTGAACTTGCTCGATACGGCGCAGAAGAGCTTGGAGCAGGCACAAAGGGACAGATTGCAGCAGCTTTAGTTGGCGGCGTTGCCGGTGGCATGACTGGCAGCAAGCTTGCAGGACTTAATCGAGCGCCACTTTCAACTCCAGCAGTAGCAGGCATGACTGCCGCTGAAACTGCACAAGCCGTCGCAGACGCTGAAGCGGCAGGAAGACTTGTGCGCACATCGGATGTAATTCGTCCCGGTGGGCCAATTTCTAAGCGACTACAAGATATTCGCGAGGCTATTGGTGGTAGAGCAGCGTTAGTTAGGCAAGCTGACGAAAACGTAAAATTAGTTCAAGATACACTTGGCAACTTTGGAGCAAGCGTAGGTGGAGATGCAATCAATGATGTGGCTGCTAGTTTAAGGTCAACTAGAGCACTTGAAATTAAAACCAACACGGATTTTGTTAAGAACATTCTTTCTGCCGTGGACCGCACTGGAGTTGCTGTTCCAACACCAAAGTCTATTGCCGCTATAGATGATGCTATAAATAAATTAACAGGAATTGATCCTGTTTCTTATGAAAAAGTAATTTCACAACTTAAAAATACTAAGCTGCAAATTCAAGGCAAAAATGCATCTCAAGTAGCAGGAAACTTGCGTCTTGTTGGAGACATGCTGGAAGATCCAGCGTTGGCGGCTGTTAAAACTGACGCCAGTCCTTTAACAAAAAATGTCTATTCGGCAATAAGGAAAGATCTTGGCGATTTTATTCAAGCTCAAGGGATGGATAGGGCTGGATGGACTGCTGCCAACACAGTGCTTCATGACGCCTATAAAGAGCTGGAAAATTCTGCACTTAGGGCTGCGTTAAATAAAGGAACTGTAACTCCAGAGCTTGCTGGAAATTTATTACTCAGCAAAAGAAAAAGTGAAGTTCAATTATTGTACAGAAATCTTGACGCTACAGGAAAATCCAACGCACGCGCAGCAATTCTTGAAGACATAGCCAGCAGGTCTTTAGATGACAAAACAAAACAACTTTCTACTGTACAGTTTCTTGCAAATCTTGGAAGGGCAGAAAAGCAAACGGGTGTGTTTTTTAAAGGCGCAGACAAGGATGTGCTTGATGCAACAATTCGCCATTTAAACCTTACTAAAAGAGCTGGTGAATTTAATTATGATCCAGCTACGGGACAAAGAAATTTAATTCCCTTGCTTCTCGGTGGTGCTGGAAGTGCTCTTGGACTTGTTGGCTCAGTGGCCGCAATAATAGGAACTTATGGGTTTGGCCGCTTGTACGAAACCCCAGGCGTTCGTAAGTTGCTGCTTCAAATGTCAAGGTTTTCCGCTGGTTCACCTGAAGAATTTGCTATATCCAAACGCATTACTCAGGCCGTGCAGTCTTCTGCACAGCAGCAGGCCGTTAGCGAGATTGAGCGCAAGAAGATGCCGGTGGCATTCATGCAGCAAGCAAGCAGCAGAGAGGCGCTTGGTAATGGCTATGTGCTTTCTGACCCGGTTAATAACATGAAGATCGTCAGTAAAGATAATGCGTCACACAAGCTTTTTGACGGCAGTGGTAGGCTCGTTGGCGTTTTTGCTTCTGAGCAAGAGGCAAGAGATAAAGCCAACAAAGAAATTGTCGCCAGAATCAAGCGAGAACTAAAGCAGGCCAAATAACACTATGCCACTAAAGAAATCAGCATCCGAGAAAGCTTTCACCGAGAACCTCAAGCGCGAGATCGGCGCTGGTAAGCCACAGAAGCAGGCCGTCGCTATCGCATACAGTGTCCAACGTAAGGCCGCGAAGAAAGCCGCTGCCGCCAAGCGCAAATAGCCTATGGCAAACATAACACGGAAGTGGAAACGCTTCCTTGCAGTTAGTTGCAGCCATGGGTTCATGGCGGACCAAGCTGTACTCAAGGAAGTCTTACGCTTTCGTGACCGATGGAAGCCGGACACGGTGCTGCATCTCGGTGATGCCATCGATATGACGTGCCTGCGTAGTGGCGCGATCACCAATGACAGTCACGACGCTACGGTTGACCCAGAGGTTGACCTAAACGATGGCCTAGCATTTATCTCGGCGCTGAGACCACAGCACTACCTGCTTGGCAACCATGAAGCCCGGCTTGTCACGCTGATGAGCCATCCTAAAGCCATCATCTCGGCCCTAGCGACTCGCGTCTATCACCAGATCCACGACCGGGCCAAGGCCATCAGGTGCAAGGTCTACGACTACAAGCTCAAGACTGGCTTTGTTGGCCTAGGTGACGCTCTCTTCCAGCACGGATATCTACACAGTGAGCAGGCGCTCAGGGACAGCGCAGAGCGTATGTGTCATGGACGATTCACCAAGCTTGTCATGGGGCATATCCACCGTGTACAAATCGCTGAAGGCAGACGCATTAAGGGGGTGACTGGCTACTCTGTTGGGTGGCTGGGAGATCCCGAAATGGCTGGCTACGCGGAAAATAGAATTGCAACCACCGCTTGGAGCAGAGGCTGGGCGTGGGGCGAATATACTGACAACGAAACAATTGTATGGCTGACAAAAGAACTAAAGGACGGAAGCTTCAAGCTGCCCCTGTAGAAGGGGACTGGCTCTCGCAACTTGCGGAGAATCTAGAACTAAAGCCCGCACCTCCGGGGTGGTATACACTCTCACAAATTGCTCAACGGCTTGGAATTGGCAGAACCGCTACACGGAACATCCTTGCTCAAAAGAAAGCTGTACGACAGAAGTTTTACCACAAAACGACTGACGGAAGAATCGTGCTTACAGTACACTACAAGATATGAGCCCCGAAGAACAAGAACGCCAAGCCATCATCCAGCGTGCAAAGGACATTCTGTCCGAGCACTTTGAGTGTGGCGAGATCCTCGTCCAAGCTCAGGACGAGAAAGACTCGGACAACACGAACCGCTATGAGAGTGGTTGGGGCAATCGATTTGCTCGGGACATGCACATCAACCTTATGCACAAGGAAAGAGTGCTGGAACATTCTTGGATAGAAGAGTGTGGGGATGAGGATGATGACGAGGACGACGACGAGGACGACAAAATAAAAGCAAAAAAGTAGTTGCGCGTAGTAGACCAACGTATACTTTGCTAGGCATTCGGTGAATGGTTCACTGATGAAACACAACAAAAATGAAAGTAGCACAAATTAGCGACATTCAGAACTTGGCCGATGGCAGCGTCATCGGAGAAATGCGGGTGACGATCAAAGCGACGTTCCCGCCTAAAACTGGCGAGGGCAAGTTTGGCCCCTGGCGGGTACAGAACTGCGTCCTTCAGGACTCAACCGGTGAGTGCCGAGCATCCTTCTGGTTGCCGGACGAGATGGGCGACCTCAAGGGCCAGATGGTGACCCTCAAGAGCCAAGCAGGCAAGAAGGGGCTTCAGGGCATCAGCGTGAAGCACTCGACCCATAGCGGCGAGAATGAACTTAAGATCACCGATCAATGCGCGATCATCGACGACGCTGGTGCAGCCGTAGCCGCAGCAGGCCCACGCAAGCCTGTGCAGGCTTCGTCACCTGTGTCGCTCACCGTAGCAGACGCCAAGCGTGCGCTGTTCCAAGCGGCGCAGCTCATGGCTGAAGCCATCAAGGCCGCCGAGTGGGTTGGCTCACAGGCGCAGGTTACACCAGAACAGCTTCAGGCTATCGCTACCAGCTTGTTTATCTCCGCAGATCGTGCTGGGTTTGCGAAGGCATTCCCTTCAGCGCAGACGAAGCCGGCGAAGAAGGACGAACCCGTTGAACTTGAGGAGGACGACCTCAAATGGTAAAAGCTAAAGACATATCGACGTTGTGCGGTGTCACGCTTCAGACCATCCTGAAGTGGGCACGCGAGAACAAGATTCCTCATCACAGGATCAGCGCACGTTGCCTGCGGTTTGATCTAGGTGAAGTCAACGCTTGGCTGGAACGTAAACGCGATGCCAATAAACAGCAGGGCTAAAGGCTGTCGAGGCGAGCGCATGTGGCGCGACGAACTCCGGGCTGCTGGCTTCACCGCAAGGCGTGGTCAGCAGTTCGCCGGAGGGACGGACTCGCCGGATGTGATCTGTGAAGAGCTTGCAACACTACACCAAGAGGTGAAGTTTGTGGAGAACCTCAACCTTATCAAGGCTACAGAGCAAGCCGAGCGCGATGGTGCTGGCAAAGCTTGGATCGTGGCTCACAAGAAAAACCGTACACCTTGGTTAGTCACGATGAACGCTGAGTTGTTCTTTCGGCTACTGAGGGATGGGATGGAAGGTTTGGTCAAATAATTCTGCACCAAGCAGGGGTGCGCCTGCACAACGCACGCATTTTATGAACATCAGCATCAATATAACATACACGTCAGGAACCAAGGTCGAGCTGGTCGTCCCTCTCGAGGAGCCAGCGCAACTCATCAGTAAATCAGAGTCACCAGTGACACCTGCGCAACCTGCGCAGGACTTAGCAGACGCGATGGCTGGCATCCCAGTGCTTACAGACGAGGAGCTAGAATTACTCAAGCCATCCGGCAGGCGATATATATCCGCCAATCAAATGGTCGATGAGCTTAAGCAAGACCCAGAAGTAGGCAGGACGATGAGCCTGTACGATATCACGTACATCACTCAAGACGGTAAGGAGTACAAGGTGCCACCGGGACTGATGAAAGACTTCATCACGATCTACGGCGAAAAGACCGTCGAGCAAGAGCTATGGAAGGCCCACGCTTGGCTCGAAGCTGACCCCCAGCGTCGCAAGACGCCACGCGGCATGGGGCGCTTCCTCAACGGTTGGCTATCCCGTGCATCATCGATGGTGCGGACACCGATCAAAACCTTACTCAAGCGCGATAGTTTGATGTCTACAAATGGAACACAAGAAAGCTGGTAGGCGCAGGCCGGTGGAGCTACCACCCGACACGGTGGTGCCAACTGCACTGGAGGCCGAGCGCGGCATAGCGTCAATTGCCCTGAATCATCCTGAGGTGTTCTTGCACCACATAAGCGAGAAAAACTTCAAGGTGAGCGACATCTTTGATCCGCTCAGTCACCGGGTGTGCGAGATCATCTTGCAGCAGCAGTCTCGCAATGCGTCGTCCGAGATCCGTGTGATCTTTGAGAAGTGTCGCGAGACGCTACCAGCGACCGAGTTTCACCAACTCAGCGACCTGTACACGCTCATGCCCATCGCTGGTGCCATCGGTGACCTCGTAGACATCGTCAAGAACACGGCCAAACGGCGCACCTTACAGCATGTAGCTTACGAGACGCTTTTATCAATCGGTGACTCAACTAGGCAGACGCCGGAGTTGCTAAGCGACGTTGTGATGAAGGTCGAGGGGCTGTCCCGTGAACTTGCTCCGCCAAAAGTCATGGATACTAAGGCGCTGCTTATCAACGCGCTCAACCGCTACGAGAGTGGCGACGATGAGTCCATGCGGATAAAAACAGGCTACTCTGCTATCGACAACATCTGTCCTATACGCTTTGGTGACTTTGTTGTCATCGGTGGTGAAACCAAATCTGGTAAAACCATGCTGGCACTCAACATTATTGCAAATCTAATAAATGAATAAACTCGTAAACCTCACACCTCACGACATTACCATCACTGGTTACGGCGTGATTGAACCCAGCGGCTATAGCGTAAAAGTGCATAGCCACCTGAGTAAAGTCGCAGACGTCGATGGTGTACCCATCATGTGCTGCAAGGACGCCAAGGTGAGCAACCTGCCTGACCCTGTAAAAGGAATCCTTTACATTGTGCCTGGCTATGTGCGCACTGCACTACCCAACAGAACAGATTTGGCTAGTCCAACAAAACTCATTCGTGACGGAGCCGGTAAGATTGTCGGCTGCGGTGCGCTTGAAATCAACCCATAACAAAATGAAAACAGAACTACTACAAAACCTAGAAATGACAACTTACCGTGGAATGCACGGTCTATCGAAGCACAGCCTCGACTCGTTCGCAGTCTGCCCGGCGTACCACAAGTGGAAAGAACGTCAAGAGTGGAAGCCTTCACGCGAGATGGAGCTTGGCACGCTTGTGCATAGTTTGGCACTTGAGGGGCGCTGCGAGTACGCTATTGCTCCAGCGTGCGACAGGCGCACCAAGGAAGGTAAGCTAACGTGGGAGAACTTCTGCCAAGAGAACATCGGCAAGGTCATCCTTAACGAAGACGAAGGGGCGCGTGTAGAGGGCGCTTGTGCGGCAGTGGAGCCGCTACTTCAGATGGTGACGGCGGCGAAGATCATCGAAGCGTCCATGTTCTGGGAGCGTGACGGTGTGCAATGCAAGGGCAGGCCCGACATGATCACTGAGATCAAGGGTAGGCCAGCCATCGTGGATCTAAAGACGACCAGCGACTTTTCGAAATTCGACCACAAGTTCTTCGGCTTCGGCTACGATAAGCAGGCCGCTTGGTACACCTACGGCCTCGAACAGATCACCGGCCAAGAGGACATCGACTTTTATTTCTTGGTTGTGGACATGCAAGCGCCACATCTGTCGCAGTGGGTGAAGGCATCGACCGAGCTAATCAACATAGCCAACGAGCAGCTCGATGTGACACTGGCGCAGTACAAACTGTGTCTTGATCAAGACGTGTGGCCCGGTCCACCAACGATGCGCGTGATGCTGCCAAGAAGATGGGAGGAAGCGTAAAATTAACAACAATAAATATGAAATCTGATAAAATTAACATTGAAGTTTGCAAATTGCTTAAATGGACTCCGAAGAACAAGGAGTGCAGTGAGTGGGATCAAGGATTTGGTGTAATAGTTAAAACTCCAGATTTTTGTGAGTCTTTAAATGCAATAAACACGGCAGAAATCCAGATAATGGGAGAGCGAGGAGACATAGATGATTACTGGATTTACGAACAGAAGTTGAGAGATATGGCACAAAGGAGAGCGTCGCATGATTGCATAAATCATTTGCCTGCTCGGGACAGAGCTGAAGCTCTTCTTAGGTTTTTTGCACAATGGGAGGAAGCATGAGCGACTGGGTACTCATACGCCGCACTAACGTGCTGCAAAACGCGGAACTGCCGCGTCCTAAGAAGACGCAGGACATCGTCTGTGTCGGCCCGAAAGACGCGCTAGGCTCAAAGATGGAGGCGCTTATGCTTTTGCCCGAGAATCAATCGACGGATCTCATCGAGGTGAAGTATCTGCTTGAACCGTATACGGGGCAACATAGTCACACGTCTGCAAGGCCAGGCAATGGAATGCGCTAATGTGGATACTACCGAAATCACTCACATCTCGTTATGTTCCGGGTATGGCGGAATCGACCTCGGACTCAGACGCTGCCTCCCGTTGCGCACAGTCGCTTATGCGGAGATCGAAGCCTTCGCAATCGAGTGCTTACTTGCGCGAATGGAAGGCGGGCAACTTGATGCGGCTCCGATCTGGACTGATCTGCGATCCTTCCCTTGGGAAAGCTTTCGAGATCGAGTGGACATCCTTACTGGCGGTTACCCCTGTCAGCCCTTTAGCGCAGCAGGAAAGCGACTCGGAGTTGACGATCCACGTCACCTCTGGCCAAGCATTGCAGCGGGAATTGTCATTATGCGCCCCCGAGTCTGCTTCTTTGAAAATGTCGAGGGACACATCAGCCTTGGACTTAGAGAGGTCATTGCAGACTTGGAAAGCATTGGTTATGCAGCGACGTGGGGAATATTCTCAGCGTCTGAATGCGGGGCGCCTCACCAGCGGAAGCGCGTCTTTATTATGGCCCACGATCAGAGCGAGCGAGTACAAAGGTTGCGGGCCGCTTGGAAGCAAGAGTCAT